TTAAATGAAGATATGGTAAAAGAAATAAGAAGAAGATATGATTCTGGAGAAAATCCAATAAGTATTCAAAAAGATTTTTCTTTCGTTAATATAAATTCAATTCGACGTGTATGTAAAAGAGAAACTTGGAAAAATGTAATTTGAAGCCTGTATCGACTATCCCTTAGGTTGAAATGCTGGGGAGTAGGGTTACTATTGATACGTAGCTAGGTTTTAGGAAACGAAGTCTATGAAAACCGAAAGAGATATAGTAATAATATTCATATTATTATTAAAAGATAGTCAGTACTTATAGAAATATAAGATTTATACGAACAGGAGATATGATGTCTTTACGTTCATTTGAAACTCGTTATCTTATTACAAAAGGATTTAAAAAATAGAATATAAAAAATCCATTTATTGATTATATGTTGGATAAAAACTCCTTCCCACTATCAAAAGCAGACTATATATCATCTGATTCCAGTATGAGTTGTACATCTATCGGCGCCGCATTTTTTATTGTTCCTTTTGTTAATGCAATTACTCGAAGTGGGACTTTGGAAGAAAAGCATTTATTATTTAATTCAATGTTAAATCATAAAGCGTTTGAAGAAGTTCTTTCAAACAAGCGTGGACATAAATTAGGGGAAAAAGAAAAATTAATTTTACAAGCAATTAGAACTGTTACGAATGTTAAAAATAGACAGACAAGAGCAGAAGATGCAGGTTTAGCTATGTTAGAAAAAATGATTGAAACTAATCATATGCTTGATCATAAAATTCTTTTATTCTTACTAGAGCCAGGTCAAATTGATTCTGAAATTCGTGGCTTAATTGCAAATAAATTTATGGCAAAATATCAAAGACCATGTTGCTTATTAACACGAACCAATAGAAATGGAAAAGAAACTTATGAAGGTTCAATGAGAGGATACACAAAAACTGGCATTGATAGCTTTAAAGAAGTGCTTGAGCAATGCCCTGGTATTACCTATGTAGAAGGTCATGATAATGCGGCGGGAGTCGGCATTGAGGCAAATCATATCAAAGATTTTCTTTATCGCATTGATCAGCTTTTAGAGGATGTTTCTGTTGAGCCTATTTATAGAGTAGATTATGATTTTAAAGAAATTGATAATAATAATCAACTCATTTTAGAAATTGCAGGTATGAATGATTACTGGGGTCAAGATATTGATAGAGCATATGTAAATATTAATTTTAAAATTACAAGTTCTAATTTTCAAATTATGAAAAGCAATACTTTAAAATTTAATCTTCCAAATGGATTATCTATTATTAAATTTAATGGAACTGATGAAGAAATTGCTAAGTTTACAACTACAGGATATTTAGAATTAAATGCAATCTGCAAATGTAATGCAAATCAATGGAATAATAATGTCTATCCGCAGCTTATAATGGAAGATTATGAAATTGTGGATTCTTCTAAATACTTCTTTTAACGGCTCGGCGCGCAGGCAGCCGTCCACAGAAAATGAAAAATGCGTTTGGACTTTTTTCAATCGCATTTTTCTTTCTTGATTTTTTTCTTAAAATTTGATATAATATATATATAAAATAATAGAGGTGTGTTATAATGAAAATAGATATGTCAGATGAAGGTTTAAAGATTGATACAATAGATGAAAAGAAATTAAAAGGTTATCAGTATGATTCTTTAGTATATAGATATATTCGAGCTAGAGAGCAAATGGCTGAGTATGAATATTTAAGAGATAGACAGAGCAATGTCTCTAATCATACTGAGTGGACTGTATATCGGCAAAGAGCAAATAGAGATATAATGCGTTTTGTTCAAATTTTAGAGGAAGTAATCGGAGAACATGAGTAATGATTTTAACAAGAAAACAAGCAGAAGGATTATTAATTTCAATAGATAGATATAATGCAGGCAAAAAATATACAGTAATTAGCGGATATGCGGGTAGCGGGAAAAGTACTCTAGTGCGTTTTATTATTGAAGCTCTTGATGTTGATGAAGATGATGTTTGTTATTGTGCTTTCACAGGCAAAGCCGCAGAGGTTCTTCGTAAAAAAGGTAATAAAAATGCTTGTACATTACATAAACTTTTATATGAATCCATTCCAAAACCAACTGGAGGTTTTTTTAGAAAACCAAAACCACAATTAGATTATAAAATAATTGTTGTTGATGAAGTAAGTATGGCACCAAAAACATTAATAAATTTATTATTTACTCATAATGTGTATGTAATTTGTTTAGGCGATCCAGGCCAATTGCCCCCAATAGATAAAGATGAAGATAATCATTTGTTAGACCATCCGCATATCTTTTTAGATGAAATTATGCGACAGGCGCAAGAATCAGAAATAATTCAATTAACAATGAAAATTCGTCATCAAGAGCCTATTGATTATTTTAATGGAAAAGAAGTTAAAATTATTCCATATTCAGAATTAAATACTGGAGTATTACAGTGGGGTGATCAAGTATTAACTGCCACCAATGCTAAACGCCAAGCTATCAACAATCAAATGCGGCAATTATTAAATTATCCTAATAATCCTGTTGATGGAGATAAAGTAATTTGTTTAAGAAATTATTGGGATGATTTTAGTAAAGAAGGAGACCCGCTTATTAATGGAACTATTGGTATTCTTAAAAATAGTTTTCAAACCTGGCGACAAATTCCTCCAATTGTTAGAAGCAATATTAAAAAATTTGATGTATTAACTAGCGATTTAGTAATTCCAGATACAGATGATATATATAATTTAGTAGATATGGACCATCAAATGATTTTAACTGGTAATAAATGTTGCGATTGGAAATTATCTTATAAATTGGGGAGACTTCGGTCTAAATACGGTGATATTGTACCAAAAGAATTTGCATATGCATACGCAATTACAATCTGGAAGGCACAGGGTAGTGAATGGAATAATGTTGTCGTTCTTGAAGAATCTTTTCCATTTGATAAAGAAACTCATGCTCGTGCAATGTATACAGCCGCTACTCGCGCATCTAAAAAGCTTGTGTGGGTAAGATAATAAATATTTTTAATAACACTGGTCAAAAATATATAATTTACTGCTCATAATTTTGATATATAATAGAATAAAAAATAGAAAGGATATAATTATGAGTAAATTAATTGATTTAACAGGTCAAGATTTTGGTTATTGGCATGTTTTATATAGAGCAGAAAATAATAAACGTGGCCGAGCAAGATGGCATTGTGTATGTACAGCTTGTGGAAAAGAAAAGGATGTTGAAGGAACACATTTACGAGCGGGAAGATCTACAAATTGTGGTTGCATTCGTATGAAAAAAATGCGTGATAGTGTTAAAAAAGATGAAACTGGAAAAATTTATGGATTTTTAAAAGTAATTAGAGAAGCAACTTAGGAAGAACGTCCAAGAAAAGATCGAACTGGATTATATTGGAATTGTACTTGTTTGAATTGTGGGCGAAAAAATGTAATTGTTTTTGGAGATTATCTTCGTAATGGAGATACTAAAAGTTGTGGTTGTATTAATAGCATGAATGAAAGTAAAATTGCACAAATGTTAAATAATGGAAATATAAAATATAAAACTCAATACACTTTTTCAGATTTATATTCTAATCGAGAGTGTGATAAACTAATATTTGATTTTGCAATTTTTAATAAGAATAATAATTCTTTATTATATTTAATTGAATTTGATGGTTCTCAACATTTTACTTATTTTTATTCAGAAGATAGTAAAAGTTGGAATAATAAAGATAATTTTGATACTACAAGAAAACATGATTTAATAAAAAATAAATATTGTTTTGAACATAATATTCCATTAATTCGTATTCCTTATAATAAAGAATATACTTTTGAAGATTTAAAATTAGAAACTACACATTTTTTATTAACCCCAGAAAATGAAAAGGAATACTATAATGACAAAAGAAAAACTTAAAAAAGAATTAGAAATAATAACTAAAAATTTAAAACCTAATCCAAATAACTTTATCATTATAAATAAATGGAATTATAAATATGTTTTTAAACCTAATTGTAAAAAAATTTATGATTTAATTGAAGAATACGCTTTTCAATCCTCTACTTCTAAATACATAATGAACAATATCGAAAAAACATTTGAAAATTTTGTCAATGTTGATGATATCTAATAAAGTAGTTGTTCTTGAAGAACAATTCCCTTTTGATAAAAATGAACATGCTAAATGGTTATATACAGCTTGTACTAGAGCTAGTGAAAAATTAGTATTAGTGAGGTAATAATATAATATGAATGATATTATTATTTTTATTAATAAAATGAAAAAAGTTTTTGAACTTCTTCCAGATGAAGAAATAGATGTATACAATGAAATGTATAATAATTATCCAATTAAAGATTTTATTGCATGGATTAATCAAAAATATCAAAAATTATATCCTAATAAAAATTGACAAAGAAAAAAATTTTTGATATAATATAATTGTAAGAAATAAATATTATGAAAGAGAGGTACGGTCCAATGGGCAATTAAGTTTAGTAACTGTTGACCTTATACTGTGGAGGGTACTCCGATGGACAATGTAACTTAAATATTTATTTTTATTATAGTCAGGTGGGGAATCCCCCCACTTGACTTTTTTATATATTTATATTATAATATAAATATATAATATTAGATAAAGAGGTAAAAATAATGGTAAAAAGGTTTGAGGTTCATTCTCATTCAGAGTTCTCGAACATACGATTATTAGATTGTATTAACAAAATTCCAGCACTCATTGATAGAGCAATAGAGATTGGATTAAGTGGAATTGCACTAACTGATCATGAATGTCTTAGCGGTGCCCCGCAAGCTAATTTTTATGCTCAAGATATTTTAAAAGAACACCCAGATTTTAAAGTTGCATTAGGTAATGAAATATATCTTACCCCAAATCGTGAAATGGGTCAAAAATATTATCATTTTATTTTAATAGCAAAAAATAAAACTGGCTTTAGAGCATTAAGAGAATTATCTTCAAGAGCGTGGATGAATAGTTATTGGGATAGGGGTCTTGAAAGAGTCCCAACAACTTATGATGAACTTGAAGAAATTATTAATAAATATCCTAATAGTTTAATTACAACCACAGCTTGCATTGGCGGGCAGGTGTCATCTCAGGTTTTAAATTTAATTAAAGCTGAAAAACATGAAGATGCTGCGGGCGCTGCAGAAGCGCACAATAATATTGTAAGATTTATTTTATGGTGTAAAAAACTATTTGGAGAAGATTTTTATATTGAATGTGCGCCGGGTCAATCAACAGAACAAATCGCAGTTAATAAACGTCTTAAATCTGTAGCCACCGCATTTGACTGTAAGATGGTACTTGGATCAGATGCTCATTATCTTAAAAAAGAAGATAGGTATGTTCATAAAGCATATCTTAATTCAAAAGGTGGAGAGCGTGAAGTTGATGCATTTTATGAGTATGCATATCTTCAAGATGAAGATGATATAAAAGAAAATATTGCTCCATCATTTTTGGATTATAATGAATTAATTGAAAATTCATATGAAATTTATAATAAAATTGAAAATTATAGTATTGCACATAAACAAACTATCCCAGAAGTAGATGTAAAAGATTATCCTCCTTTAAATTGTGAATCAGACTTTACTGGACGATATAACAAAGAATGGGATTTTCCAAATTTAGATAAAATGATGAGTTCTGATGATATATATGAACGATACTGGGTAAATCAATGCTTAGAAAAATTATCAGAAAAAAATCTTTATAATACAAAATATCTTTCTCGATTAGAAGAAGAAGCAGATATTAAAAAAACTATTAGTAAAAAACTTGGAACTAATATGTTTAGTTATCCAATAACTCTTCAGCACTATGTTGATCTCTTTTGGGAATGCGGCAGTACAGTTGGTGCAGGTCGTGGTTCATCCTGTTCTGGTTTAAATCATTATTTACTTGGCATTACTCAGCTTGATCCAATTAAATGGGATCTTCCGTTTTGGCGGTATCTCAACAAAGAGCGTGTTGAACTTGGTGATATAGACCTCGATCTTTGCCCATCAAAACGACCATTAATTTTACAAAAAATAAAGGAGGAGCGTGGTGCAAATTTTATCAGCGAAATTGATGATGAATCAAGAAGAAATCTTGGATGTACACTTATCGCCACTTTCGGAACCGAGGGAACAAAGAGTGCTGTCCTTACCGCATGTAGAGGATACAGATCAGAAGACTTCCCAGACGGAATAGATGTAGACACAGGACAATATTTGTCATCATTAATTCCAAGTGAAAGAGGTTTTCTCTGGCCTTTAAAAGATGTTGTTTATGGGAATAAAGATAAAGATAGAAAACCGATTACCCCGTTTATTGCAGAGATAAATCAGTATCCTGGACTTTTGGATATTGCAATGGCGATCGAAGGGTTGATTAATAAAAGAAGTAGTCATGCTTCTGGTGTTATTCTTTTTGATGAAGATCCATATGAATTTGGATGTTTTATGAAAACTCCAAAAGGTGAAATTATTACTCAATGGGATCTTCACAAATGTGAAGCATGTGGTATGACAAAATATGACTTCTTAGTAACAGAAGTCCAAGATAAGATTGCGGAAACTATTAGATTGCTTCAAAAATATAATAAAATTGATAGTAATTTAACATTAAGAGAAGTATATAATAAATATCTTCATCCAGAAGTTTTACCATTAGATGATAAAACTATATGGAAAGCATTACAGGAAAATAGTGTTTTAAATATTTTTCAGTTTGATTCAGATGTTGGTTCTCAAGCTGCAAAAAAAATTAAACCAACAAATATTATGGAAATGGCGGATGCCAATGGTTTAATGCGTCTTATGACAGCAGAAAAAGGCGCAGAAACGCCAATGGAAAAATATATTCGTTATAAAAATAATTTATCATTATGGTATCAAGAAATGGATCAAGCTGGTTTAACAAAAGAAGAACAAACTGTGATTGAACCATATTTTAAACAATCTTATGGAGTGCCGCCGTCTCAGGAGCAATTAATGCGAATGTTGATGGATGAAAATATCTGTGGTTTTACTCTTAAGGAAGCGAACGCCGCACGTAAGATTGTTGGTAAAAAACAAATGGCAAAAATTCCAGAATTGCATCAACAAATTTTAGATAAAGCAACAAGTTCTGCTCTTGGTAAATATATTTGGGAATGTGGCGTTGGACCTCAGATGGGATATTCATTTTCAATTATTCATGCTCTTGCATATTCATTTATTGGAGCACAGACAATTTATATTGCAACTCATTGGAACCCAATTTATTGGAATACGGCTTGTCTCATTGTTAATAGTGCATCTCTTGAAAATGAAGAAGATGATGATGACGATGGAAACACAAAAGATAAATCAACCGATTATTCAAAATTGGCAAAAGCTATCGGAGATATAACATCAAGAGGAATTAAGGTATCTTTAATTGATATTAATAAATCTGGTTTTAGTTTTGAACCAGATGAATCAAATAATGAAATTTTGTTTGGATTAAAAGGCGTTAATAAAATTGGCGGACCAGTAATTGATCAAATTATTAGTGGCCGCCCATATACAGGAATTATTGATTTTATGAATAGATGCCCATTAAATAAAACTCAAATGGTGTCTTTGATTAAATCAGGAGCCTTTGATAAGATTGATAATAAATGGGCATCAGAAATTTGCAAAAAAAATCCAAGATATGCAATTATGGCATATTATATATCATTAGTTTGTGATCCAAAGAAACGATTAACTTTACAGAATTTTAATGGATTATTAAAAAGTGGATTAGTACCCGAGGAATTAAATAAACAAAAACAGATATTTGTATTTAATAAATTCCTTAAAGATAATAAAAAAGTTGGTAAATATTATGTATTTGACGAAGGTTCATTAAATTTTTATTCACAATACTATGATTTAAATGAACTTGATATTATTAATGGAATTACTTGTATTCTCCAGACCAAATGGGATAAAATTTATAAAAAGGAAATGGATGAAGCAAGAAACTGGTTAAAAGAAAATCAGGATGAAGTATTAAATCAATATAATAATTTGTTATTTAATGAAACATGGAATAAATATGCGACTGGAAATATTTCTGCCTGGGAAATGGAAAGTTTGTGTTTTTATTATCATGAGCATGAATTAGCTGATATTGATAAACATAAATATGGTATTGTTAATTTTTCAACTTTATCATATGAACCTGAAGTAAATTATTTCTTTAAAAGAGCAGGTAGAGATATTCCAATCTTTAAATTATATAAAATTGCAGGAACTATTATTAGTAAAAATAATACTAAAGCATCCGTTACAATTTTAACAACAGATGGAGTTGTTAATGTAAAATTTACTAAAGAGTATTATGCAATGTATAATCGTCAAATTTCTGAAGTACAGGCGGATGGTAGTAAAAAGGTTCTTGAAAAAGGATGGTTCTCTCGTGGAACTAAAATTATGGTAACTGGTTATAGAAGAGAAGATACTTTTGTAGCAAAAACTTATAAAGCAACTTCTAC